TTTTCACTGTATAAGTGGCAGCAGGTGTTTTTGCCTGCCGTTCCTGCCCCTGCTCCATCAGAATGTTGCCACCGTCCTGTCTTTTCACACTGTAACGGATGCTTTTCGCCGCTTTCCACTCCTTCCAGTGCAGTTCCACCCAGAAGTCCCCTTGTTCGCCGCCTTTTTCTGTCACTGTGTAATCTTCCAGCAACACATCCATATTCCCGCAAAACAACTGGGTCCCATCTGCCAGTCTTCTGAATAAGATCAACTGTACCGGCTTTGCTGCCGCTTTATATTCCTTAAAACAATTCAGAAAATACTCCGGCTCATGGAACCCATCTTCCATCTGCACAAAGCTGTACATTCTTCCCGGCAAAAGCACTGTAAATCGAATTTCCTGCAGCCCAGGCTTCTTCGCCAGATTGATCTCCCCAAAATTCAGGATATAAACTGCTCTGTTCCGATTTCCTGCCTTTGTTTCGATTTCAGAAGGTGTCACCGGCAGCAGGATCTGCTTCCCATCCTGCTTCAGATAAATTCGATACATCCGCCTTCACCTCCGTTGATCTCCTCTACTGCCATCCGCAGTCGGTCGTATTCCCCCGCCAGCAGCAGTTTTTTCAGCAGCCGCTCTGCACCGACCACACCATAGCTGTTCTGCAGTGCTGCATCCTTCAGGTCAGGAAAGACCACGCTTTCCGCCAGCACCGCACCTTCGTATCGCTTCTCATCCTCACCGCATCTAAGCCAGATATCTTCATTTTCCCTCTGGCTCATAGGGCGGATGCGAAAAAGCATCTGCCCGCCGTCTTTTGCAAGTCTCTCCGTTAGAAGGACTTCTCTTTCTCCCCTATCCTTCCGATTTTCTCTGTAAAAACATTCCTGTCCCATAAAACCCTCCCTGCAATTCAAAAAATCATACTGTATCGAATGTATCCAGCAGTTCCACACCACCAAAGGTGAATTTCATTTCTTCCTCCATGGCCGCTTCCTCCACATCCAGTTTACCGATCAGCATTTCTTCAATGTTCACATCTTTCAGCAGCACCGTCTGTCTGCCTGTTTCCCCCGTAGGGTCTTCGTTTGTCAGCATCAGTTCAAAATAAGTGTCCACACCGTTTTTCATGTAGTCCACCATCACTTCTCTGAACAGGCTGCTCACATAGTAAACCATCATGGTACCGGTGCCTTCCCAGCCACCGCTTTTCTGCTGCTTTGCTGTCAGTCCCAGAATAGGGATAGCTGTTCTTGTCTTCTTCACCTTTGCCTGCACATTTTTCACCTGCATCAGTTCGTGTCTTTTCCCGTCAATGATGGCAAAGCAGGTGCCCATCGCACCATTTACGGTATCTTTTGCTCTCAGATAACCCATATCCGCACCTCCTTACACAACTTCTACTTTCATATACAGTTTTTCCATGGCATCCACAGGCTGTACGTTTTCATATACCACCACGTCCTGCTTTTCTACACCTTTTTCCACAGTGATATCATCCGCTGTAAAGTTCTCAATGGCTTCGATCTTCATCAGCTGTTCGTGGTATGCCAGGATCTCTGCTTTCAGCAGATTTCTGCCGTTTGTGTTATTGGTCTGTTTACCCAGATAATATTTACTGAAAATATTCGCTACATCGTTCGCGATGCTGTCCAGAACCCTTACCACTCTGTTACTGGAAAAATCACTGTTTTTCGCTGTCTCAAAGGAAGTAAAGCTGTTGATATCCCTCAGCACACGCATCTGGCCGTCTTCCTCATAAAACAGGAACTGTCCTGCCTGAATGCCTTTGATGTATTCACTCTTTTTCAGTTTTACATCCACTTCATACTCGCCGTCGTAAACCACATTCGTCAGGCTTTCGTTCACTTCCGCACCGGCTGTTGCCCCTGCTGTCCAGTAAACCAGTTCCTTCGCAGCACCTACAGAGATCACCCCTTCATGGTCTGCCTCTGCGTAGTCATGCAGCACAGTCACAAACTTCACACCTTCTTCTTCACGCATTCTCTTTGTGAAGTTCACGAACAGCTTCTTCGTTGTTTCGTCGCTGCCGTTGTAAACCAATACATTGAAATCTTCCGCTTCTGCTGCCGCCAGAAAATCTGTATAACTGCCGCCTGTCGCTGCAGCTGTTGTGCCGCCCGTCAGATAAACCCCGGCAGCTGCAGTCAAGGCGCCTGTACCACTGAAAGTCACATATTCGTTGTCCTCCAGTTCTTCAATGTTCGCTGCAGTCTGGGTATCTACCATTTCCGTATCCAGATAAGTTTCCACATCAAAATACCCCTCTGCATCTACACATGTTGCAATCGCAACACAAATATCATTCCCGCGTGCCCCGGCATATTTCGCTGTCATCGTCAGATTACCCGCGGTTGCCTTCGCTTTTTCACCGCCGTTCAGTCGATACAGTCTCACCTTTTCTGCATGCAGGAACAGTTCCCGCATATCCTTCATTTCATCGCTCAGGTAGTCATACCCAAACAGCATCTTGCTGTCCGTACGGAAGTCTGCCGCTTCCACTGTTTTCATGCCCTCTGCACCCCAGTCCAGTTCCATACCGACGCAAACCACGCCTCTTTCGCCCAGGCTGCCCATAGCTCTGGGTCTGGAAACAAAATTGATGTATGCCCCTGGCAGCACCTTATTCTGCACTAAAAATGTGCCTCCGCCTAATGCCATCTCAATTCCCCCTTCTTTCTTCTGTCAAATACGCTTCGATCGCCTTTTTCGCCTCATCCTTCGTGTAATCTCTGTCCTCCAGCACCGCCAGTACCAGATCAGAATGATACCCAAAGGTCTTGCTCTTACTCAGCTGTTCCCTGCTGAACTTATTCTTCTTCATAGCCAACCGCTTCCTTTCCGTTATATTCCAGCCGTTCCATCAGTCCGATTTCTTCTTCATCAAAAATGATGTGGTATTCATATACCACCATAAATTTCACGCCATCCGCCGTTTTTTCATGCCTCATACCGCTGGCCGCATATTTCTCATCTTCCCCGATGATAAGAAGAATTTCATACAGCCCATCTACAGCCTCGATTCCTTCTGCTGCCGCTATTTTCATCTCTCCGCAGAAATAATTGATCTCAAGCGTTACTTTTCTCATCGCTCTCCTGCCCATGAGCCGTTTCTGCTCCAGCTCTTTCAGTTCCACCGTAAAGCAAGGCTTTCTCCCGCCCTGTGGAACAAACTGCCCATACACAGGCAGCTGATATTTCTCCGAAATCGCCTGGATGACCGCCTTTCTGATGTCCTCTGTCATACCGCATCTCTCCTTCTCAGCCCCACCGCTTTATGGGTCAGGAAAATCTGACTGTCGCCTGCCGCAAAATACTGCCGTTCCTCGCCGGTTTCCTTTTTCACGAGGATGGTACTCCCCGCAGGGATGGTTTTCGATGCAGGGTAAAGCAGAATGACTGTCTTTTCCATCTGTGCCAGCAGGCCGTTTTCGCTACTTGCCACAGCCTTTTCTGTCAGACGGCAGGGGAAGGAGTCCCCTTCCCCCCGCTGGTGCAATGTCTCGCCCCAATCCGTGCCTTCCTCCATGAAAATCTCCACATAACAGGTGTCCCAGAACAGGCTTTCCACAGCTTTTTTCGCTCGCTCAAATTCTCGCTTCATGCCGCTCCCCCTTTACCAGTCCATCTGTCTGTATCGGTCCAGTTCCACTTTGAAGCATCCCAGCATTTTCTGTTCATCTGTCCCATTCGAATCTCCTGCAAAGGTAATGGAAACATCCCCCTCTTTAATGCTTTTCGCTTTAGAGAAAGGTTCTGCAGCCATGCCGCTGTCCAGTACCATTCCCGCCAGGGAAACACCAACATCGATCAGTTTCTCTGGAAGTTCCGCAATATTGCAGTAGGCTTTCATCATCTCTACACTGCGTCCTGCCGCAAATTCCATGGCGGCAAGGTCGTCATTTCTTAATTCCACGAGTTTCGCCAGAATCTTCTCCTTCATCCTTCCGCCGCCTTTCTTTATTCGCCTACGCTTACCAGTACGCCGTCCATGCCGTTGTCCATGATCCACAGGTCATGGTATTTTCTGTAGTCGATCTTCCACGCATTGGCATTCTGGTTTGTCATAGGGTCAAAAATTCTTGTCACATCTGTTTTGGAAATAGCCACAGGCGCCTGTTTCACCATAACGATCCAGTTGATGCCTTTTGCATCTGTTGCCGCCGCAAAACCGCCTTCCGCATTTTCCACGCCATCCATAAATGTGTACTTTGTCTGGAATCTTACAGAAGGTACACGGATGATAGGACAACCATCGATTTCCTTCACCTTAATCTCTGCCTTGCCCTGCTCAAAGAAACCGCTCTGCAGTACATTTGTACCACCCTTCGCCAGATCCAGCATACCTGCCACCTTCGCACTCATGGCGATCACGATCTCTGTGCATTCGCCTGCCGCATCTCTCACTGCAGTGATGTCATTCATCAGCGTTTCAAAAATGCTGTCTGCCGCAGGTGTGTATGTACTTGTTTTGCCTGCCGCTTCTGCCAGTTCGTAAATCTTGCTGTATCTGTAAGCATCGATCTCAGGGATCACCTTTGTGCTCTGGAATTCCCTCATCACCGCACCTGCTGTTGCCGCAAAGTTTGTTTCATCCACATCCATGGCATCCAGCTGGAAGGTTCTGCCCCTGTCCTGGGTCAGTGTTCTTGTTTCATAAGTCACTGCCACAGCACCCTGTGCAAAACCGCTGTTTCTGTCGTAATCCCCCAGACCACTCATGGTCATTTTGGGAATCTTCACTTCTGCACCACCGTTGTACTGTACCTGCATTGCATTGTCTTCCATCCAGCCTGTTGTGGATTTTTCCACCAGCTGTTTATCCAGTTCTGTCATAAAAACAGAAGCATACTGCATTGTATTCATTCTCTCGTCCCCCTTCTTATTTCAGACCCCAGAACGCCGCTCTGATGTCATCTTCTCTTTTTTTCTGGCTGCTTTTTGTGATACCTGTGCCTTTTTTCTTTTCTTCCTTTTCATGGAACAGATAAGGTGCTTCTTCCTTAATTTCATCCATATCCAGGCCCTTCAGCCCCTTTTTCTCGTCATAAGTCACATCTTCCATGTCGATTAGCCCCAGAATGGCCTTTACATGTTTGCCGCCGGCTTCCAGAATGGCTTTTTCCACTGCCGCCTGTTTTTTCTCATTTCCTAACGCTTCTTCCAGGTCGCTCACCTTCTTTTCCAGCTCTGCAACATAGCTTTCTTCGCCGTTCAGCCCCTTCATGATGTTTTTCTGCACTGCAGGATCTTCCACACCCCAGTTACGCAGCATTTTTTCATTTACTTTCATTTTCGTTTCCCCCTTCTTTCTCTCTCCAGCTGTTCCATCTCGCTGTTCACATCCTCCACAAAAGGATGTTTCCCCAGCAGCGTCTTTTCACTGACGATACCTTTACTTTCCTTAATGATCTGCATAGTCTCCAGATCATCGGTAATGCCGTTGGTATTCAATGTCACCAGAATATCCTTCCAGTTCCAGTCCGTACCATTTTCCCTGTTCCAGTCCTCCACCGCAAAATGGAAAAACTCTTTGATCGCCCTTTTGATCTCAGGTACGATGCCGTTGATCTTCAGATAAAACATGGCATACTGGAATTTCAGTGCTACCCCACTGGCTGCTCTGCCCCAGTCGTCGCTGTCCGTATCTACGCCCATACCAAAATGGAAAATATCCTTTCGGAGCATCTGCATCCAGTTCAGCCTGCCTTCCACAGGCAGTTCCACCTGCTTCGCCTCCACACTGCCGCTGCTGTCGCTGATCTGCACCGCTTTGTTCACCTGTAGTTTTCTCGCCACAGCACTGGCTGTTTCGCCGCCATAGCCCTGGATCACCCAGTACAGATCCACCATATCCAGCAGGTTGTTGGTCCCTTCACTGCTCACATAGTCATAGGCATCGATTAGACCTTTCACCAACTGTAGGTCAGTCATTTCCTTGTCATTGTTCCGCAGAGGAATAAAGGGCACTCTGCCCCAGCCATGCTCGATGGTTTTCCTCTCTTCCCCGTCCAGCAGTTCTGTCACAGCCCAGTGGCCACTTTCTCTCTCCTGCAAAAATTCGCCGCTGCTGTCCTCTGTGTAATAGGTCACATTCTC